CACACCAGCTAATACAAGAGCAACAATCTTGAGTAACCGAGGATTCATAGTTTGTAATCGTTCTGCAAATGATTGAAGTCCTTTTAATAGAGGAGTCATAACTGGTAATAACCCTGCTCCGATTGCCTCTTTAACATCTCCCATGGCATTTGACATCTGAGTAAATGGATTTGCTTGAGCTTCGGCAGTGCCTCCAAGCTCTTTCATAATCATTTCAATTCTTTCCATTGGCCCAGCGGATGCATCAAATTCTAAAGCTGTACCTCTTACCCTATTTGTTAACCCTGCCAGAACTGGCCCCATTGTCGCCACAGTAGATTCAAAATCCTTCCCTGTAGCGGCAGCCACTTCCATAACTGCGGGTAATGCAGCTAAAGCCTTATCCGTACTTCCTAACATCGGAACCAACTGAGTTAATACTCTGATTTGAGCCTCGTCCCCATAGTTGGTTTTTCTTTGTAGGGCAGCAGTAGCTGCCATGACTTTAGCCTCTACTGCGCCAAAGTTTTCTCCAGCATTTCCCACCACTGCCGCCAATGAATCAACTGCAGCTTGTTGTTCTAATGCCGCTTGAGCAAAACCTTTCATTGCCAGTACGCCACCAGCACCCATTGCTGATAATGAAGCTCCAGCGATTTTAGCCTTACCAGATACATCATTCAGTCGCTGCTTAAATCCTTTTACAGCTTTGTCTGCCTGCTTTGTATCTGCTCCAACTGTTATCCTTACTTCATTCGCCATTTTCTACTTCCTCATCATCTCCAGCCTCTTTCATTAAAGCGTGCATATGGAGAATAAAATTTGCATCCTCTTTCATTAATTCACTTGGTAGACAACTGTACCTCTGGCACAACGCATCTATTGTTCTTGCTTCAGATAACTCTATAGGGAGTTTGATATCGCTCCCAGCTTCTGAGTCATATCCTCCTCCAACGTGTCTCCAGCGTTGTACCTCTCGGATAAATTTGGTGCTGGTTTAATCACCGCCTCTATCCATCCCATCATTACAGAAGTTACAAGTCCACTATCGTGAACAGAGCAGACTCCATCTCCAGTTGCTGGGTAGGGATTTCCGTCTGGGTCTAAAACATTCCAAGAAATTAGATAATCGTTGCCAAAACGCATTAAGGCTTCAGAGCTTGTTTCAACATCATTATTTTCAGAATTACGTTGAAACCAAAACAAAGTTTCAAATGGAACCGAAATATTGACTTCTGCCTCTACACCATACCAAGGTGAATCCTCGGCAAAGTCAATGATAGCTGTTCTCCTAGTAACCCTGAATCCCTCGTTCTTTCTTGAGGTCATCGTGTCACCTTCCTATTCTTTTATGGTGGGTTGCTGTAACCCGACACCCACCACATCGGGTATCGAAAGGAGAGAACCTATGAACCTACGAGCATACGTTCACTTATGCCCATGTAGGAACTGTACCTCCAGACAAAACTCCGGGAGCCGAATATGTCAACTCACCTGATGCTGCCCTTGAAAGAGCATAATCATTAAAGTGAGTCTCATTCGGTAAACTCTGCCCTGAGATGGTGATGGTCACTGTTCTTGCTACTGAGCTTGATGGCACTGTAGAAAACACTGCGTGACTCATATTGCTGCCATCATTGAATACGCCATTTATGGTGATACTAAAGTCTGCAAGAGTCTGCAAGGTTTCCCTTGCTGATTTGTCCAACCCAGTAATGTCCTGTATTCCTCTCGGCGTACTGAAATCAAAGTTGGTTATATCATTGCTGATAGTTCTTGCCGACCCACCAGAATCATCAACCGCTATTGCTGCGCCAATTCCACTTTCTTTTGCCATTACTCCATTACCTCCTTGAGTTTCCTCAAATGTTTATCGCTATCTTCCACAAATGCGTCTCCGTCTGGGTACCAAAGGGATGGACGCTCTGTTTGTAATTTGCCAATATCAAATACGGCATCCCTGCCCCAGTGTTCATTAAAACAATCTTGACCTTCTGCAAAGTAAAAGGTAACTAGGCCTTCACTTTCAATTACCTCTAAATACCGTCTCCCTGTCTTACCAGACCTTATGAAATTAATTAAATTCTGTTGCGCTGGAGATGAAAGAATGGTTTTCCATCCCTTTTCTTTACTTTCACAATTTGCCTCTAAACAAGTCAGTTTTCTCTCTGCGCCTCTGGCTCGCCTTAATACAAATTTAGTTTTTGGATTTCTATGAATACGTGACACGGTCAGTTGCTGTTCCTCTCCTAAAACTTACCGCAAAGGTTACAGGGTTAAATGTCCCCGTAGAAATTACACGGACATAGCGTTCCACGGTGCCACTGACAGTAACACGTTCAGTACCTATATCAGTTACTTGAGTGAATGCCTTTAGTGTTCCCCAACTAGACCCATTGGAACTATCTTGAACTGTCGCTGTAAAGTTTGAACCAGTGAAGGACGTAACGTGCAGTATGGCTTCCGCTCCAGCGGTAGTCTGCGCTCCTTGGTCTACAGTTGTTCCATTTGTTGCTCCAGTATGGGTATCTGAAGCACTTGTAAGCATTACGCCATAAGTAGGAAGTGTAGTTAGGGTATTCAACTCAACATCAAACGTAAGCATTCCATCTGCTTCCCTACTACCGTCATAATTCAAACTCATGGTATCTGCCATGAAAGCAGCATCTCCAACATCTGCCCCAAAGTAAATTGTTAATGGACGAGAAGCCGAAGCAGTTCCAAATGGGGCACGTAATGCAAGGTGAGCCGCTCCAGTAGCATCGTTGAAGTAAGTATTGAATCCTACAATACCATCAACAAGACCTTGTAATCTCTCATGAGCACTTTTATTAATACCCGTAATATCCAATGCTCCAACTGGCGTGGATATATTATTTATAACCCCAACATCTCCACTTAAATCAGAGGAACCTATTAACAGTCCCATTCCTAATCCATTTGATTTAGCCATTTCATCTCCTATGCAGACTGAGTTCCAGAGTCATCTACCACCAAAGGTATTGTTAAATCCACTGTTCTGAATACAGTTGAGCCAATAGTTATATATCCCCAAGTAGCAGACATACCAGTACCATACTGTCCAGCGATATCAATATTGCGTATTGTTGCTCCAAGGTCATATTCCCCAACTAGGTTTGAACTAATCTCTGAAACTGCTAGGGCTACATCCTTTTCAACGTCTCCAGCGTCATCGCCTTGACCAAATGCCGCTCTTTTATAAAGGCGACAAATAACCGTATGAACTTCTATCGTATTTGTAAGTGTTAACTCAACAATGGATGCTCCAGACATATAAATCGCAGCATGGATTCTATCTACAGTATCTGGAGGGGATACTGGTTCCCCAACTAAAGCATCAGCAACATATCCACTTCTGGAAATATGCGATGTGATTGCATCTAATGTTGTTTGAATATTAAAAGCCATTACGCATTCATCTTTCTTACGTATCTATCAAGTTGCTTTCTAAAAATAGAATGTTTTCCTTTTTCCATTTTCTGGCTTGCTTTTCTGAAAGCTGAATACCCCTTGAATTTCGTGCTTGGATAATTTCTTGAGCTAATACCTTCCAACCATGGCCCATATACAACTCCACCATCATCTATCTTTCCATGCAAATTACTTACACTTGTAGATATGTTCCTTCTATAATTTCCTGTGGAAGTTTGTTTTCTGCCACCACCTACTAATTCGGTACCCAAGTAAAGGCCACCAGTTTTTAGGTTATTCATAAGATATGTTTCACCAAGTTGTACCAGTTCTCGGATTCCATCATTTACAATTTGATTAAGAATCTGAGGAGCTACTCCCTTAAAGATGTTACCTGTTAATTCCACTTTGGTCGTAAGTTGCATTAAAGTGCATACTCCCTTGGTCTTATATATTCTTCTGTAACTCGCATTTGTAAGGCTCCTATTTCCCTTCCTGACATATCAACAGCGGCATCTCCAGCACCAATAGCCCTACCATATGCTGCAGACTCTTGAGTTATTGCAGCTACAGCCATCGCTGTAGTTAGCTGACGAATGGGAGCAGGTGCTCTATAAGCCGATATTGCTGTGGAGTTAGCGTGAGTGGCGGCAGTTGTTCCATTCACTCCTCTAGTAACAGTGAGAGTTCTAAAGATATGAACCGCTGTATTGTTAGTATGAGCAGCTAAGGTAGTACCATTAAAAGCCCGCTCAACTGTTAAAGCAGTTGTTCCAGCTACTCTCACAAACATTTCTTCAGAGTCAATTAGGATTACTTCCCCAGCTACTATTCCATGTCCAGAATCCACAGTGATATTTTCAGATTTGGAAGCCGTAAGAACACCATCAA